GGAATTGGTTCTCGATCTGGTCAAACGTAGTAGTGTCTAGAATATCTGATACGGATATTTCATCGGTAATCTTGCGGCTAGTGTATACTGGCACATTGTAAGCCCCGGATTGGTCGTAATAGAACGGAACCCACAGCCTACGTTGGAAATGGATACCCCAAGGCGCACCGGGCTGGTGCATAAAGCCACCGCCTACGCTAAATCTGCCACCGAACTCAAAAATATCGGTGCTTGACGTGTTGTAATTCCCAACTGGCGCATACCATGCAATCGTCGTTGTGGTTGCCGACACAACTTGGTATTCTTTCCCTACCATTTCGGCGAAATCAACAGTTTCAGCTTGGCGCACAATAATAATGTCGCCTTGTTTGATTGTTACGTTACCAGTAACTGTCGCAGTTACCAATCCGCTTGCAATCTCAACATCTTTTGCCTGAATGTTGAAGGTCTGAGGCTGGGTGTAAGCTCCACCGGGAGACAAGGTAAATCCATCAGTAGCCGTAGCAACAGTAGCAACAAACGTCGTGCTTGTCGAAATGCCCGCAGCCAAGAAGGTAAACGTGTCTTGTCCGGTTACCGTAGCAACCGTGTATGTCCCATTGGGAGGCGTTCCGGTAGTAAGACCCGCAATTGTAATCGAGGTTCCCACTACTAGCCCGTGTTCTCTTAGGTTTACCGTGACTACGGTATTTGGGCTAGCCGTTGCATTTGAACTCGCAGAGATAATAGCCCTTCCGTTTGGATACCACTCTAAGGCTTGTTGCCCGTCACGGAAGATCATTACCTTGTCGAACACTTGGATCATGTCAGTGTCAGCACCAATAGCGTCTCCAGAAGGATACGGGATGTCGGTAATCGCATAACCATCCAAGTCGATCTTCTTGGCAACAGTATCAAGGGCAATAATCACATACTCCTTGTTGCTATCGTTTGGATCACTGAATAAGCAGGAAGCACGGACATTGGCCGCAGCATCATCATTGATCGGAGCTTGAGACAACGTGCCAGCACCTGAAACAGCCGTAGTTGCAGCCGTAACAGGGAACGTCATAGTTGTTGCTGAAGCGTAAGTCAAAAGCCTAAGCCCATTTGGATCTGTCCCAGTAAAGGTCAATCCAGCAATTAGTCCGTAACCAACAGTTCCCGAAAGGAACCCATGCCCAGCAGTGATTGTGATTGTCACCACGTTGGTGGCGAGTGAGGACGAAGCGATTGCCTTTGATGTTGACGTAATCACCTCAGAAATTGGCTCAACGGCAGAAACGGTGTATGTCCCAGACCCACTGGCAAGCGCATAGGTGATCGTAGACGCAGAAGCCGTCGCCGCAGTAAACACCCCATTAGGATCGCTTCCAGTCGTGTAGCCAATCCCAGCAATGTTTAGCGTTGCGCCTGGAGCTAGTCCGTGAGCAGAACCAGTTGTAAGCGTAACCACGCCAGCGGTAACTGATGCCGCCGTGATCAAAACGCTTGTTCCAGTCAGGAGGAATGGAAGTTGCAAGGGAGACCCTCCCGTAGTCAATGCACCTGTCCTACTCACCACGTTCTTCCGTGGCTTCCAATACCCCTCCATACGCCCATTCAGAGACTCCCTTACCTCCCCCTCTTGGAGTTGGTTAAGTTGAAGCCTCTGGTTCACGCTCACAAACCCACGATCAGCCGTCTCGCCAATCGCAGAATCCATCGCGCCACCACTCTGGGCAAACTGGGACATTACGCGTAGTAAACAATCACCACACCGGACGTAAGAACCACGGAGCTAAAGTCACCACCAATGCCCAAGCCCGCAGGAAGGGTAATAGTCTGCAACCTCGATGCACCAGTGATGCTCCCAGACGCACTAGCCACAGTAGCCAACACGGCGTCATTGACCACCTGAATCCAGCGGATCTTGCCAGTGTAAGTAGTTGCCGCAGTGGAAAGCACAATGCCTCCACCTTGACCTTGTAAATCCCAGCTAATTGGACTCGCCATAAATGTATTGACTAGATGTTAATTTAGAGTATTATTGCGCCGACACAACGGAATTAGTCCGAGGCGTCGGCAACCTCAAACATGTATCAGCATGCAAGAAGCTACACAACAAGTATTTGATTTTAACGTCCCTGTCAATCATTTTGTTTTAAGTCACAAAAGGTGGGACACACGAGCCGATGGGAAAGTCTTTTGGCAATATACAGCAAAAATAAAAAACGGTGAGGCGTGGATCACTTTAGACTCAGCAATTAGGCGAAATGAATCTGTAAAGAAAGCTGCAAGTAAGCAGCGATTGAAAAATCCAGAGAAGCATAAATTTCAAAACGAACAATGGCGCACAAAGAATAGGGAGAAGCATCGCCAGAACGCTAGGGATTATTACCAAAATAATAAATCTCATGCCAATGAAGTTAAGCGCAAAAGGCGTATGGAAAGAAGGAATTCAGATCCTTTCTACGCATTCATGGAAGGCGTAAGATCGCAAATCAATCGAGCGTTTAGAAACAAAAACTATTCAAAAAACTCTAAAACCAAAGACATTCTTGGGTGTGGGTGGGACGAGCTAAGCCGCCATATAGAATCTCAATTTGTTTCCGGCATGGGATGGTTTAATCGCAGTAAATGGCATGTGGATCACATCATTCCACTTGCATCCGCTAAAACAATGGATGACGTTGTGCGCCTAAACCACTATACGAATCTGCAACCGTTGTGGGCAATGGACAACCTCAAGAAAGGTGCTTTAATGCCAGCGATCATTTAGCACATATCGTAAAGTGTGATACCATACACAAAAATGGACGCTTAACGTCACATCCTGCACACCACAGCACATCACGAGAACAACGCATAGAATCCGAACCATAGGTCAAGCCCTACTTGACATGCAACTCACATTCTAAACAAGCCCCCTTTAGCAAAAAATCGTCTGGCAACCTTACCGTATAAGCATTTCAGCCGCCGCTCTAACTCTAACCCCCGCCCCCACCCTATTGCAACAGCGTCTCATTAGCAACGTGAGAATGCCAACGCCCGTTTAAATCCATCGTTCAATTGAAACATCCGTTTGAATACGCGCCAATCCTTAGTGCCTGGCTAATGTATCGCGCCATGTTAAACGATCGTTTGAATCATCCGTTGGCCTAGCTTGTGGCATGTTGCTTGCACCTGCTTATTTGTTGCGCTTGTGAATCGCCGTGCCAAGTGCCATGTTAGAGAGATGATAGATCAAAATCGCTTTGAATCGTTTGCCCTTGCCACAGTCCCATATTCACGCCCGACGCGTCAGAATCGATCCTCGTAAGATTCCCGTTTACTTGCCAGATTCGTCATTTTGCGCTGGAATTGCCATAAATGCCCGCCGATTGTTCTCTCTCATTACCAATGACTTGTGGATATCGATGAAAATAATGCTTGACGTGTTAGAGAATGTCTGATTAAAATCCATCTGGAAGAGAGACTAAGAAGGGCGTTTCCTTCAACGTGACTATCATGCGTGAGTTCGCTGGCGAACGAGCGGAACAGCACTGACCCTAGTAACCTCTGCGTATGCTCATACTGCGGAGCGTATAGCGTAGCAGTAACAGCACTGACCCCATTAACGGCCGCGAATGCTCCCGTTAATATTATGTACGCGTTGAGAATATCTTACGGCAAGGGGAATGGATTTCAGGGGTTGTTTCAGGGTGTCCCTTATCATCCGGCTTCTCCTCCTATCCTTGCTTGCTCTTCCCTGTCCCTTGGAGATTTGACAATGACCCATAAGCTGGCCACTAGGTGACGCCGAGCTTGGATCTCTTCCGGCATGGCTGATCGCTGCCAGTGTAACTAAGAGCCGTTATTTGGCCTGCTGTCCGGCTTGTTTGCTCGTGGTCCTGCTTTCCCGTGGTTTGGCAATCCCTTGTAGTTCCTGGGTTTGCGGCTTGTCTTGAAACTATTTTCGCTTTTTAGAAACTATTTATCGACAATGTGATTCCGTGCTTTATGTTCTTCTCAGTTGGCCGCCGCGCCGCTCTTAGCCTCTGACCTTATACATCATGACTGCATTACCCAAAACCGCTTGGATTGTTTCCCGTTGCACACCCTACGAGAGTGTGACCGTTCACGCCTTTACCTCTGAGCATGACGCCTTATCCGCCTGCCAGACGCTAATCCGCATGTCATCCTCGGAGCGGGAGTATTGGTATGAAGTATCTGAGCTAATCGAGTTTGCATAATCACACACACACACACACACACACGAAACGATGACAAACGTAAAAACAGAAGGGAAAACTCCACAAGGCGCGACTTTTGCTGTCGTAGCTCACTGGGAAGGTCTCCGGCACGTCGCCACGAGCCTTGTCTTTGAACCGTTTGACGGAGTGGGAAGCTTTTCCTTGCCTGCCAAAACCAGCAGAAATGGCGATTTATACCACGCAGTGAGAATGGGCGAACCTTACCGCCAATTTCTCCGTTGCTAATCCTCACAAGCGGTTCAACCCCGCTTAACTCACACACACACACACACACGAAACGATGAAAACAGAATACGAAAAAGCTCAATCAGTATTGGATCACAAAAACTGGACTGGTCTTTCACTCGCCGAGCTAGTTGACGCCGGGAGGATTTCGCCAAGCGAACACAAGGTGATCTGGTCGTTCACGACTGCCACGCTTGGCGATCCTGCGGACATGGCCGAATGGCAGGAAATGAGAAAGGTGGACAAGCTGGTCACAGAGAAGCTGATTGCATTGGAAGGGGGCTCGAAGTGAATTCCTCCATCTTCATCATTCCTGCCGTCTTCTTCGTCGCAATGGTCGCAACATTCGGCTGGCGCAAAGCACCGGGGATTTTCCTTGGAATACTCGCAGCTTGTGCCGTGATTTACGCAACCGCCGCAATCGTCCACGCTTGAAACTATGAACGACAACCCAATCAATACATGCCCATGTTGCGCCGAGATCAAGCCTCTGTGCCTCCTCAAGACCGCTGACGGGCGGGAGTGGTTTAATGCCGCTTGCAAGCCTTGCTCAATGGCAATGGACGAACTGGACCGCTGGACGTTCTTTCCCTATCTCAAATAATCCAAAAATAATCTTGATTGCCGGCATTTAGTCGCCATTCTATCCACAAGACAAGCGCGGCCCGCGACGCAGGGCAAACCTCACACATCAAATCAAAACAAATCAAACTATGAAAACGACATTGAACACATCAGACATCGCCCGCGCTCTCAAATCAGATCAAAATGCCGCTTGGACATGGGACGGTGCGAAAGCTCTTGCTGAATACTTGGAAGAATACGAGGAAAGCACCGGGGAAGAGCTAGAGCTGGACCTTTGCGCCATTCGCTGCGATTTTTCAGAGTTTGCGAGCCTTGAGGCATGGGCGGCGGACTATTTCAGCGACTCCAAACAAGCAAGCGATGCAATGGGGCTAGAATTGGACATGGACGGGGAAACATGGACGGGCGACGAGGAAGAGATCCAAGAAGCCATCCGCTCATACATCCAAGACCACGGAACACTTATAGAGTTCGACGGCGGCGTCATCGTTTCCAGCTTCTAAATACTAACCCGGCGAGGTTCAACCCCTCGCCAATAATTCAAATCAAAACGATGACACTTCAAGAACAATTCAAAAGCGGAATGAAAAGCGGGGAGTTTCCGCATGCAGAAAACACCCTGAAAGCGATTCGGGCCGTTACCAGAAAAGACACAGAGCCGCACGTCCGGGCTTACTGGTCTGGGTATCTATGCAAGCTCACATTCCGCCAGATTGACGACGCTTGCTCGCCATAAATTCCGAAACGTCGTGAGACGTCTTGCGGTAATTCCGCAACTGATGAGGAAAACAAAACAAAACGAAAACATGACACATTCCGTAGAAATCACAAGGGAAGCAGCTTGGAAACTCATTGGAAACGATGAGAAAAGCTGGACAGACTACCAGCAAAACGAGCTTTCCGAATCGTCATTTTATCTGGCGCACGGGGTAAGGATCGCTGCAATTCACAATTACCTTTCCAGCGTCACGCAATACTTCATCCAAGACATAAACGCATGAACCATAAACAAAACGAAACCATGACACACACACACACACCGGGGCCTTGGCACATCACAGATGAGGGAAGCCAGATTGTTGTCCAGACATTTTCCGATCACCCCACTGGCACTTTGGCAAGAATCTACAGGGTGGACGAATTGGCATATTCTGACGCTCGCCTTATTTCCGCCGCGCCGGAATTGCTGGAGGCCCTGCAAATGCTCATGCCACAGGAACCACGGGAAGCTGACGGCCACGACCGCGCAATGTGGGATAACGCCCGCGCAGCAATCGCCAAGGCAATCGGAAAGGAGGACGCATGAAATTTGCCTGCTCACGATGCGGGAGCCGTCAATGGCCAGATCCTGAGAGTTCTTGCCCGCTATGCAACGACGAGAGGGAAGAACCATGCAAAGACCCTGAAGACCCCTTGGAGGAGCAAGAACAGGCCATTGAGAGGTTTACCCGCGATGGATGCAGGCTTCTTTCAGCCCTCAGATGGTGGCGATCAATAGACAAGCAGACTGACGAGGACCAAACGCCGGAAACGATGGCCGAGCGGCTGGCATGGCTTCACACGGAGGCTTGCCGGGACGCATGGGATGACATGGAACAGTCCCCTTCGCATTTTGCATGGGCGGACGCTTGCGCCCTCGCAGGCTTTGACATGGCGAAACATTACAGAAAACCAAACCAATAAAAACGATGAGAACACACAAATCAGACAGCGTTAACCAATACGGGCAAAACGACACCACTTTGTGCATAACCCGCGCAGAATGGCGAAGGGAACACGGCATTACCAAGAAGGACGCCACTCTGTTCATCGGCGGGGCATACGGCGAAGTTAGCCGGAAGTTTGCTGCTGGCATCCTGCGCCAGTTCCGCAAGGACAAGGCC